ACTTATGATAGAATGGTACAAAACTAAACATTAAAGATAGAAAGGAAGTGGTTATCATCGCGCACTTTGCACAGGTAGAAGATGGAGTAGTAAGACAAGTAATAGTAGTTAATAATACTGATTGCGGTGGAGGCAATTTTCCAGAATCAGAGCCAGCAGGACAAGCATTTATTGCTTCAATAGGCTTATCTGGTGAATGGAGACAAACCTCCTACAACTCTAAGTTTAGAAATACATATGCTGGTATTGGATTTACATTTGATTCAGAAGCAAATGATGGAGAGGGAGCATTTTATCCACCCTTAGTTCAAGCACCAACTGAGTAATCCTTTTAATAATAAAAGGGGCATATTATGTGCCCCTTTTTTATTTTGATACAATAAATATATGTCAGCACAACCATCATGGAAATTTAGAAGAAGAGCAATATTTGGGTCATTGATATTTGCCGCATGTATTATTTTATATGTTGCAATACGATGGGAAGATAAGAATATTGGCGATACCCTTGCCCTTGGTGCATTTGGAATGATGGGTGCAATTGTTGCATCATATATTGGTGGGGCAACATATCAAGATGTAAAGCTTTATAGACAAATGTCATTAAATGATAAAGAATATGTTGCAGAGCCAACTGATCAATTAACTGACGTTTCTCAAGATGAGTTTCCAATTGAAAATCAATAGTTATTATGCTAAAATGTGTATGCTTTAAGGAGGCACAATTGTTTACAAGAGTATTTTGGCTAGAGAGTACAGAACGTGCATTAAAGACTTTAGCTCAATTCTTCGTTACACTTACTGCTGGAACAGCATTTAACGTATTTTCAGCAGATTGGCAGACTATAGTTGGCCTATCATTAGGTGGCACAGTACTATCATATGCAACATCAATACTTTCTGTTAAGGTAGGAAAGACTGGAACACCAAGCCTTGTTGCAGAAGAAGAATATCCACCATCACCAACGGTATAAAATATTAAAATAGTAATTGAAAAGGGATTCTTAGGAGTCCCTTTTCTTTTTGGTAGAATATATAACCTAGAGTAAAGGAAATTTATGAACGAAATACCCACAGCAGCATTTTTAACATTTGATTGGGCATGGGGGTCAAATCCAGTTCAGCCGAACGGTTGTGCATGGTATAGATGTTGTCTTCCAGCAATGGAATTAAGAAAGCATGGATGGGGAGCTGAAGTTGGGATACCTGGATATAATAAAGAACACGGTTTTGGACTTCTTCTTCCAGACGACAGGGCAATTCATGGATGGGATCTTATTATATTTAAACTTGTTATGCTTAAGGATGTTGCTGATAGTGTTGATGAAGCAATGTCAAACGGTCAAAAAATTATAGTAGATATAGATGACTGGTTTGAAGGATTAGAAAAAACAAATCTTGCATATTCATTAACAGACCCTTCAAAAAATCCAGACAATAATAGAGATCATTATATGAAAATAATTAATAGTGCAGATGCAATAATTACATCAACTCCATTTTTATATGATTTTTATAAAGAAAAAGGTATAAAAAATGTATTTCTAGTAAGAAATGGAATAGATTTGGATAGATGGAAACAACGTAATGATTATGCTGGATCAATGCCTACTATAGGATGGGTTGGAGCTACACCGTGGAGGTCAAAAGATCTTGAGTCACTTTCCTCATTCTTTGGATCATATATGGAAAAATCTAGATTAAGATTTCATCATTCTGGAAATATTATTGGCGCACCTATGGCAAAAGATCAACTTGGACTTCCAAAAACAGTAAAAACATCGTATGAGCCAATGCAGCCAATTAATACATATCCACAACTTTTTAGAAAATTTGATATAGGAATAGTTCCACTCAATAATGTAAAATTTAATTATGCAAAAAGTTGTATCAAAGGTCTTGAATATGCTGCTGCTGGAATACCATTTATAGCATCCTATAGTCCAGAATACAAGCTTCTAGAAGAACAGGGAATAGGTAGGGTAGCAAATACTCCGCAGGAATGGATTGGTCATCTATCAGAGCTAGAAGATCCAAAAGTAAGAAAAAATGATATAGAAAAAAATTTAGAAGGAATAAGAAAATATCATTCAATGGAAATTCGTGGTAGTGAATGGAATGAAGTATTTCATGCAATAAAAGATCTATAAGAAATACCCCCTATCAATGTCTTTGCCACCATTTTATTGGTTGTTTGATAGGGGGTATAACTTATTTACTTACAATATTCTGGATATTTATCATACCAAGACTTATATTTATTGTAGACAAATGAACTTGTATAGTTACCCTTGTGCCTACCTTTTCCATCTATATCCCAGGGGTAGAATGTTTTTCCATTCTGAGATATCTCATACGCAATCATAATATTATAGTTCTTATCAAGCATCCTTGATGTATTCCACCAAGGTTGGTTTCCCCATGCTGCACGATTGAACTGAAATACTCCATAGTCTCCTGTTGATGAGACAGCATCTGCTCTTCCTCCGCTTTCTCTCATTGCAATTGACCATGCAATTCTTAGTCCATTTTTTCTAAAACCAGCCTTGTATAAAGACTTAGCTAAAGAATTTTTGCATCCAAACTGCTGCTTGGATTTCTTTGCTGGATAAAATACAACGGCTGGTTTAACGACCATGACCGTCGCAGTTGGTGCAGACTGAACATACACTTGTTCGTTTGCAGCATTTGCATTAGATACTATTCCAGTTGCTGAGAATAGCATTGTAGATGCAAATAATGCGCCTAGCAGTTTAGTTTTCGTCATGTTTCCTCCTGACGGCGGCAAGACATTCATCAAGTCTAACAAAGAATGTACATGAATGTCAAATTGAAATGGTACAAATCGGACAGTGTGATCTATATAACATATATTAATATACTATTAATATAATATTAATATAATATATTAGTAGTATATCTTTTCCCTCCCACCACCCTGAAATCCTATCATGCTTTTTGGCTTTTAGCAAGTGCAATATAAATCTTTTTTATAGTATCAAGACCAGGGTATATTTTACTCTTTGATAGAGTATCATAAAAATATACATCATCGTTTTCATCTAACCTTGGTATTATAAAGCTTCCTCCAGGGGTGTTGTCAATACCTGGAAACTTTAATTCTTCTGCTTCGCCATTCTTTACCAAATTGTAATATGAATGAACCTCTTGAATCGTCAATTTCATGGAACTTCCTTTTCTTTACTGGTAGAATATATCTCATCCCATATTCTATCAAAGGAAGTGTTTTATTTTGTCTCTCATTAACGAAAACGACGGAACCATTAAGGACCATTATAGAAACTTTATTCATTTAAGCAGATACGCAAGATGGATTGAATCTCAAGGAAGAAGAGAAACCTGGGTTGAAACAGTAGATAGATATATCTTGTTTATGAAAAATCACCTTGTTTCTAATTATAAGTACGATGAAAACGATAAAATATTTAATGAAGTTTACGATGCAATCCTAAATCATAGGATAATGCCATCAATGAGAGCCATGATGACTGCTGGCCCCGCACTTGAACGAGATAACATTGCTGCATATAACTGCTCATTTATAGCTGTTGACTCAGTTCGTGCATTTGATGAAGCAATGTATATTCTTATGAATGGTACAGGTGTCGGATTCTCAGTAGAGCAAAAATATATAGATCAGCTTCCAATCATTGCTGATGAATTTTTTAATACTGAAACAACAATAGTTGTCGATGATTCAAAGCTTGGATGGGCAAAGGCATACAAGGAGTTAATAGCTCTTCTTGTTCAAGGTCAAGTTCCAAACTGGGATATGTCAAAGGTAAGGCCAGCAGGAGAAAGACTAAAGGTTTTTGGTGGCAGGGCTAGTGGACCAGAGCCATTAGATATGTTGTTTACATTTACAGTAGATACATTTAAGAGTTCCAGAGGACGTAGACTTAAATCAATTGAAGCACATGACATAATGTGTAAAATTGGAGAAATAGTTGTTGTTGGTGGAGTACGACGATCAGCACTAATATCTTTGTCAAATCTTGATGATTTCGAAATGGCAAAGGCAAAGTCTGGACAGTGGTGGGAGGATAATGGTCAACGTGCATTAGCAAACAACTCTGCTGTTTATAACATGAAACCAAATACAGCACAATTTTTAAGGGAATGGAGGAACCTATATGAATCTAAATCGGGTGAGCGGGGAATTTATAATATGGATAGTGTTCGTAAGCATATTGATAAGTTCGGGCGTCGTGATTCTTCTAAAGTAATGGGAACAAATCCATGTGGTGAAATTTTATTGAGGCCAAATCAATTTTGTAATTTAACAGAAGTTGTTATTGAGTACTCAGACACAGTTGAAGACCTTATAAGTAAGATAAGGCTTGCAACAATTCTAGGAACATGGCAGAGTACTCTTACAAACTTCAAGTATATAAGAAAGTCATGGAAGGATAACTGTGAAGAAGAAAGACTTCTAGGTGTTTCTTTGACTGGAATCTTTGGAAATAAGATAACTTCAACAAATAATAGTATACTTGCAGACACTCTTGATTTGCTTAGAGAAAAGGCGGTATTAGCAAATGAAACAGAGGCAGATAAACTAGGAATTCCTCATTCTGCTTCAATTACATGTGTGAAACCATCTGGAACTGTATCTCAGCTAACTGGTGTGTCAAGCGGTATTCATCCATGGTATGCACCATACTATCTAAGATCTGTTCGTGGAGATACAAAAGATCCACTAACAACATTTCTTAAAGATTGTGGTATTCCAAATGAACCAGATGTTATGAAGCCAAATGATACTACAGTATTTTATTTCCCAATCAAGGCTCCAGAAAACGCAATAGTGACAAAGAATCTATCTGCAATAGATCATCTTGAGATGTGGAAGACATATCGCAATCATTGGACAGAGCATAATCCATCTGTAACAATTAATATACGAGAAGATGAGTGGATTCGTGTAGGGGCATGGGTATATGATAATTTTGATGAAGTGGGCGGAATATCGTTTCTTCCATATTCAGAGCACTCATATAAGCAAGCGCCATATCAGGAGATAACAGAAGAAGAATACAACGAGTGGATAGCAAAGATGCCTGACTCTATCCCATGGCAAATGCTTTCTCTTTATGAGTTTGAAGATGGTACTACTGGTTCACAGGAACTTTCATGTGTTGCTGGAGTATGTGAAATAGTTGATATAACGAAATAACTTATCATGCTAAAATAGTATGAAGGAGTTATTAATGCCTCAAAATATTTTCAACTTATATTCAGCAGTAGCATTTGCTGACCATCCACTTGCAACATGGTCGCTTGACGATGATTTTTCATTTTTGTCATTAGTTGGTGCAAGTCCAGTATGGACAATAACAAATGGTGCGTCTGCAAGTATAGTTAATCCACCAAAACAAAAACCTCAGGAAACTGTGGGGATAGGCGATGTTGGACTTTTTACATATGACTTTGCTGCATCTGCATCAACTATGACAATAAAGTCACAGTCATTTTCAAATGCTAGTACAGATTCTTTAAAACCAACCGTATGCATTAATACATTTTTATATACATATAACTCAGATATTTCTTCAGTTGAAATAGGATTTGAATATGGAGATACAAAAAGTTATTCAACATATACAAATCCAGCAAAGGATTCATGGACAAGAATAGCTCATACTGCACCAGTACCAAATTCAACATCAATATATCCATATATAAAATTTACATTTTCAACATCTAATAGAACAATTTCTTTATATAATTTTTCTGTAGGGCAATGGTCAGAACTTTCAAATCATTTATCAACTGGATCAGTTCCAATTAATTTTAATTCATTGTCTTCTTCTGCATCACTTGCAACTGCATGGGGTACTTCATTTTCTACGTCACCATCAGCATATAAGGTATACGAGGCAGATACATATGGGTTTGTTGACGATCATGGCTACTATATTGTTGAAAATAATAGAATGCTTGCAGAAAATAATAATATGCCAATGGTATACGGATCTGGAAATATAACATCAATAAACGCTTCGCAAAATAACGTACCTTCATTAGTATTCCCTGGAAAAGGATTTCTAAATGAAAGTGGAAAGTATGATACTTATACAGCAGAATTTTGGATGAGAATAGCTCCGTTATCAAATACTCCAGTAAAAATATTTGGATGTACATCTAATGATGATGGAATATATGTTGATCAAAACTTCATAACAATAAATGTTGGTCCGTATATTACATCATACTTTGTTGGAAAATGGTATAGACCAATGCTTATTCATTTTATGTATTCTTCAAATCAAATATCATTAATGATAAATGGTTCTCTTGTAATAACTAAAAATATTAGTATTGATGATATTGAGTATCAGGGTATATCAAATGATTGGGTTGGATTTTATTCAAGTTCATCAATTAAAAAATTTGAAATTGATTCATTTTCAATATATCCATATATAGTTACATCTAATATGGCAAAAAGAAAATTTGTATATGGTCAGGGAGTAGACAATATTAATGATATTGTTAAAAAATTTGGTGGAAATCCAACAGCAATTGATTTTTCTTTTTCAAATTATTCAAAAAATATTATGTTTCCAGACACAATGCCATGGAATTCAGGTATACACTCAAATCTTACTCCACAAAAAAATTATTTAGAACTTCCTCAATATTTACTACCTCAATTTGTATCTTATACAGAAAATAAAGAATTATTTAATAAAAATAGAGATCTTAGGTCATGGAACGGAATACTTCAATATACCTGGACATATTGGAAAGACTATCTATGGCAAAAACTTAGCATGTCTAGAGAAATGCAACTTTTATATGACAATTATTATAATCAATCTAGTTCAAATGAAAAAGTATATATATCAATGAGGCCAAATACATCATATACATTTAATAGTTCATTATTATTTGAAGATGCAAATCCAATTAATGATAATGTAGCTAGTTTTTTTGGAATTTATTCAATAAATAAAAATGAAATTGAATATGCAATAAATTCAGTAGCAAATGGCGGTCTTGGTCAAACATATATGACGCTCCTTGAATTTAAAAATAAAAATAATGATATATTCAGTGTAAGAATATCTGATATTAATTTATCATTAAGAACTTTTAAAATAAAATATTATATAAATTCATATCAAATAAATAGTGATTTAGAGGAAACAATTTCATATCCATCTACACAATATGATAATGTTTACTTCTTTGTTGGACTTGATATTGCAAAAGTTTCTTTATATGCATCATCAAGATTAAAAAATTATTTTAAAAATATGAATGACTTACAGTTATCAATATCTGGAAATAGTACAAATCAATTCACTGGAAGATTCTATAGGTTTAATTTTGATAATCAATTTTTTACTAATAATAATATGTCTAGTTATTTTGACATAAATGGTTTTGCAAAAAAATCAACATCATGCACAATTTTATATACAGATGCAATATTTTCCTATATAGGAAATTATACGCTTTTATTTAAAAAAGCAAATAAGTCAATTATAATGGATATTGGATCATCTGGATATTGGCAATCATCAATACCAATGTACCAGCTTGGATCTTATATAACAAAGCCAAATGGTAGTCAAATATTTGATCTTGATATGATTCAATTTAATATTGATATTCCAAGTGGATTCTCAAATGCAGATAGTTATGATAATTCAGATGTATTTAATGCATATGTAACAATTCAAAGATATCAAGATGTAGGAAAAATTCCATATTCAAATTATACTGAAGTAGAAAATATAAATTCAGAAAGATATGTTGATTTTAATAAATATTCAAAAATAGTTCTTGATGTTAAAAAGTTTAAAATAAGCAATGGATCAATTATATTCCCCCCAAAAAGTATAGTTGATTTTAAAAATATGTATCTTACATTTCATATTGAAATAAAAAGCAATGGTATAAATACAGGAAACTTTCAGTTACAGAAAATGTCATTAGCATCACTTGCATTTGATAATGATAAGCTATACCAGCTTGGAACATCAAATGGAAATAATCTTTATCCATTTACTAGACAATCTGTATCGTATAGTCCAAAATTAAATAATCCATTTCTTATATATAAAGAGTCAACTCCATACCTATATTTAACATCTGATTCTGGAATTCAAACACTTCCATATTCTGATTTAGATAATGAAGGTTTTACAAGAGGAATATCAATACCAATAAATTCTAATAAATCAATTGGATATAATTTATATGGATTTCAGATATGGGCCTTATATAATAATAGTTATTCATTTACAGAAAGAAAAAAATTATTTGGAATATATGTTAATGATACAGAGTTAATATTTTATGCAGAACCAGAGTATGGTAGCAAAAGAGCTATTATATCTGCATACGAAAGAGTAGCAACTGTAGAAACCAAATATACAAATGTTACATATCATCAAAACGGTATAAAACAAAATATATATATAGAGCCATTAAAGTGGTCAATGTTTACAATTGAGTTTCCAACACCAATGGCATTTAATGGAATATCTGGACAACTAGAGTTATATAGTGGATCAGTTTTTAATAATATTTCTTTATATAATTCTTCAATAACAAATATAGTTGATGATATATTTGAATCGCATCTAGGGTTATCAAACATTGTTCATCAAGATAGTACTACACTTTCTATTGATTCAGATGCATTAGAGTTTTATAGTGGCGTTAGTTGGTCAAATTTTACATACAAAGCGATATAATATGGTACAATTATGTCATGAAAGAGCCAAACTCTAAATTAACTGTTCTTAAAAAGAATAGAAAAGATGGAATTTATGTATGGATGTTGCCAACTGGAAAAGTAATTGGTGACGGAAATGGCAATATAATGAACATACCTGCAATTGAGTATGACATTGATGCAATAAATAAAATTACAAATGCTGCTAGACACTATGGATATCAAGAAGGAAAAGCAGAGTTTTGGCCAGGTACAAGAAGAGTATCAGAGATGGAACATTCAGAACAGTTAGATAGATTAAAAGAAGGATACATTCCTAGTGAAACAGATCTAGGCGCATGGATAGACGCAGCAAAGGGTATAGCAGCGCATGGAGAATGAAGATATGCTAAGCGCAAGAATAGATCGACCAATAGTAAAAGATTCACTAATGGCAGATCCATTTTTAGTAGACTCTGAAATAGCAAAGCAATATTCTGGTATTGATACAAATTTTAAACGTCGTATGAGTAGAAAAATGTCAAAGGTGTGGACAGGCACTGATGATGCAAAGTCAAAACAACTAATTCCTCTTCAAGACATTACAACTGCGTATGGCCTGTTTGACGTTATTGTTCCACCATATAATCTTGATGAATTGGCGTCATTCTATGAAACTTCATTTGCAAACCATGCAGCAATAAATGCAAAGGTATCAAACATAGCTGGACTAGGATATCATTTTGACTTGTCATCATCTACAAAAGAAAAGCTTGAAGAGGCTGGTAATGATGAGCAGCTTATGCGGGCATATAATAAAATTGAACGTGGTAAGAATGAGTTAACAGAATGGCTTGAGTCAAAGAATGATGAGGATACTTTTACACACATTCTTGAAAAAGCACTTATTGATTACGAAGCTACTGGTAATGGATATATAGAAATTGGAAGAACTGTAACTGGTGAAATAGGATATATTGGACATATACCTGCAACTACAATAAGAGTAAGACGAATGAGAGATGGGTATGTTCAAATTGTAAATCAACAGACAGTTTTCTTTAAAAACTTTCAAGATAAAAGTGGAAAGAATCCAGTAACATCTGATCCAAGGCCAAATGAACTTATTCATCTAAAGAAATATACTCCAAAAAATAGCTATTATGGAATTCCAGATGCCCTTTCTGCTGCCAACTCAATAGTTGGAGATTCTTTAGCATCAAGATATAATATTGATTATTTTGAAAATAAGGCTGTACCACGATATATTGTTACTCTTAAGGGTGGGAAACTATCAAATGAGTCTGAAGATAAATTATTTAGATTTTTGCAGGCTGGACTAAGAGGTCAAAATCATAGAACTCTATTTCTTCCACTACCTGGAGACAGTCCAGATAATAAAGTAGAATTTAAGATGGAGGCAATAGAAAACGGTATACAAGATGGATCATTTGACCAATATCGTAAATCAAATCGTGAAGATATTCTAATGTCTCATCAAATGCCAATGTCTAAGGTAGGATCTGCTGCTGGAGTATCAATTGCATCTGCACTAGCATCTGATCGAACATTCAAGGAGCAAGTAGCTAGACCAGCTCAAAGAAATATTGAAAAAATTATAAATAAAATAATAAAAGAACGAACAGATATGTTTATATTTAAATTAAATGAATTAACTCTTACAGACGAAAATACTCAAAGCCAAATTGATGAAAGATATTTGAAGATGCAGGTTGTTGTACCAAATGAAGTACGACAAAGACTTGGATTAACAATGAGAGCAGAGGGACAAAATCCAGTAGTGATAAGTCCTCAGCAAAGAGCAGAAATGCTAGCACAAACACGCGGTACAAGGCAAAGAGATACTCAAAGGCAGAATAATGCATCCGACTCAACAGCTACCACAACTGGTAGAAATCCTGGTGGAGAAGGAAGAGTAGCGCAGTAACAATTAATAAAAAATACATATATAATAGGTATGATATGACTACTTTATCAAAAGCTTTTTGGGCTACAGACGGTGACAAAATTAGTTTTTCTATGCCAATTCAAAAAGTAGACAAGGAAAAGAGAATAGTCTCTGGATGGGCAACCTTGGATACACTTGATAAGCAGGGAGATATCGTCAGTATAGACGCATCTGCTAAGGCATTTCAAAGATTTAGAGGAAATATTCGTGAACAGCATACTCCAATAGCAGTTGGCAAGATGGTTTCTTTTAAACAAGATAAGTATTTTGACAAGGAAACGGGCCAGGTACATAATGGAATATATGTTGATGTATATATTTCAAAAGGAGCACAAGACACATGGTATAAGGTTACTGAGGATATCCTTACAGGATTTTCTATTGGTGGAAGAATAAAAGACTCAGAAGATACCTATACAAAAAGTGTAGATGGTCCAGTTAGACTTATAAAAGAGTATGAGCTTGATGAGCTTTCTCTTGTAGATAATCCAGCTAATCCAGATGCAAATATTGTTTCAATTCAAAAATTTGCATCAAATGGAGATGAGTTGCAGGTAGAAAAGAACTATCTAGAAAACGTACTTTGGTGCTCAAAGAATGACATGATTATATTAAGCGATGCTAGTTCAAAGTCATGTCCACAGTGTAATAATGACATGGTTAATGTAGGATTTGTTGAAAGTAATGATATAAATAAGTCTGAAACAATCATGAATCTTTTTGACACATTTATAAAGAGTTCAGATGAGCAATCTGATGATAGAGAAGCGATTGACGAACTAGCCAAGTCAATTGCTGAAAATAATGAGAAGGAGGGGATTAGCATGGCAGGACGCAGAAAAGCTGTTGCTGTAGAAGACGATTCTATTACAAAGTCAGAAGAAGTTGTTGAAGAAGTTGTTGAAGAAACAGCAGAAGAAGCAGCAGAAGAAGTCGTTGAAGAGCCTGTTGATGAACCAGCAGAAGAGCCAGCAGAGGATGATGAAGATGATGAAGATTCTGAAGCTGATGTTGTTGTAGAAGAGGCTATCGAAAAATCCGAAACTCCTACAGATATTAATGAGGACTTGGCAAAATCAATTAATGAAGTCAAGACTTCTCTTGTAGAGGTTTTTGCAGATCTATCTGCAACAATTAAGTCCCTTAAGAGTGAAATTGAAGGTTTAACAAAGTCAGTTGAATCTACAAATAATGAAATTAATGTTGTAAAAAGCAATGTTAATGACGTTAAGGGAAACTTAAGCGAATTTGGTCAGCGTATTGATGAAGTTGAAGCAGATACAGCTGTCCGTAAGTCTGGCGATCTTGGCGGGGTCGTTCAGGAAGTAAGGATAAATAAGTCGATGTGGGGCGGTCGTTTCCTCAGTTCCGCTGACCTATATCGGTAATAAACCAGGAGGTGAAAAAAATGTCAGATGAAATTCTAGAAAAAGCAGCCGCAGCAGGCGTAGTAGTATCTGGAGGTATCGGTGCTGTTACAAATCCAGCACTCTACGACCTTGGTGTAGTTGGCAGTACAACTGACGACGGCGGTATTCTCAGTCCTGAGCAGTCTCGCCAGTTCATTGAGTACATTTGGGAGCAGCAGGTTTTGGCACAGGATGGTCGCAGAGTAACAATGCGTTCCAATACAGCAGAACTTGAAAAACTAAATGTTGGTGAACGTGTTATTCGTGCAGCAAACCAGGCAGATGGTACATATACAAATGCAGCAGTTGCTTTCACAAAGGTTGAAATAACAACCAAGAAGATTAGACTAGATTGGGAAGTATCTACTGAAGCCCTAGAGGACAACCTAGAGGGTTCAGCATTGGAAGACCATCTTGTTCGTACAATGACTAGAGCATTTGCTAATGATCTTGAAGATCTTGCTATTAACGGTACTGGATCTGGAACAAACTCATTCCTTAATATCCTACAGGGATTTTATGCAAAGGAAGCAAGTGGAAACCAGGCAACAGCCGTTAGCTCAAGTGGTTCAGCATGGACTGTTCAGGATCTACAGAGCATTGTTCTAGCTATGCCACGCAAGTATCGTGGATCTCGTTCAGCAATGAAGTTCTACACAGGTAGCCCAACAATGTCAAGCTTGTTGAATCAGCTAGCTCAGACAGGAAACTTCAACTCTGAAAGAATTGTTGAGAGAATTGTTGATGGAACAGTTCCTCAAATAGTTGGTGCTCCAATACAGTATCGTGTACTTGGACTACCAATTGTTGAGGTTCCATTCTTCCCTGACAATTATGTAGCTCTTACATTCCCTGAAAATAGAATTTGGGGCTTCCAGAGAGATGTAACTGTTCATCGTGAATTCAAGCCAAAGAAGGACACAGTTGAATATACAGTATTTGTTCGTTTCGGCGTACAGATCGAAGAAGTCGGCGCAGTCGCTTACGGCAAGAAGTCATAATAATTAAATAATGCTGAGAGGGGAGGCTACGGCCTCCCTTCTTGCATTTTGTAATGATATAATGAATAATATGTCAGATAAAGTAGCTGTTTTTGCAGAAAATGGCCTCTTTGATCCCTTCCTTGGAAGATTAAACAAGGGGTATAACATTGTAACTGAAGAAAATGCAGATGCTTGGATGCATATAACAAATAAAGTAAGATTAGCAACTTCACAAGAAGTAGCTAATTTTTATGGAGTATAAATGGAAATACTTAGGCTTCCTGAATCAGGCTCAATTCAGGCTACATTTGATGTACCAGTTTCAAATGCTATATATACTGCTTCTTATACAGACCTAATTACTGGTAAATCATATTCTGCTTCTGCAACATCAACAAATAATAAATCTATAACATTTACTTTAGACAATTATTATATGACATACTCTGGTGACATTGAATTTAGCATATATCGCTCTGGATCAATTATTTATTCAGATTTAGTAAGAGTTGTTAGGCCATATTGTGATATATCATCAATAAAAAATGTATTAAGTATAACTTCTGCAAAAGCAATTGAACTTGAATCAACTGCTAGAGCAATTATTGAATCTCAAGCTGGAGAGTTTCATTTTATAAGAAAAGAAAAAGAAATATCTGCAATGGGTCTTGACTTTTTACCAGTAAATGAAAGAATAGAAACATTATATAAAATGTATGAAAATGGAGAGCTTATTCATGACTCTTCAAATAGTGAATTAAATCTATATAGAATAAGTGTTGATAAGTCATCTATTGTTCCAATTGATACAATTCAAAATAAAGTAGAATACCAAAAGGTATGGAAAGATAGATACCTTGATGTATCATTTGCAAATGGATACGATTATTTATTAGATGCAGATTTTGGATATAGAGTAATTCCACAAGATATACAGAAGGCTTGCTCACTTCTTATAACAGATCTATCAAACAATAATATGCAATATATTAATAAGTATATTGAAATGTTTGACAATGTTGAATTTAGACTTCAGTTTGCTAAAGATTTTGCAAAAGGTACTGGGAATATGATAGTTGACAATATTCTATCTAAATATAAAAATAGAATAGTTCCTGGAGTAATATAATGTTTAGCGGGATGAACGATCTTCTTTATCCAATGTCAGCAGATATATATTATGCAGAGCAGGAACAAAATGATTTTGGAGAAGTTACAAGATCATGGAAAAAAGATAGAACTATAAAATGCTCTGCAATTAAAAAGAATCCAAATGCAAGAACACCAAACTATGTTGATGTATCAACAGAACTTGAATACGATATTGTAATAAACTTTAGAACAAATGAAGATGTTCAAATTTCATCTGAAGATAATTCATATAGAATTACAGATATTATTATTGCAAATATTTGTGATGCTGCGGGTAATGTGGTATGGAAAGAAGATCGTGATCACTCAACACTGTTTGAGATAAGGTCAATAGAACCAATGCTTGATCCACTAAGCGTAACTATGGGATATAGAATTCATTGTGTCCGTCTAGACAATCAGGGGACGATATGATTCAAACAAAAATAAACTCAAAAAAGGCTTCTAAAATATTAAATAATCTTGTTCAATATACAAATGGATTTTTAGAAGAAACAAAGGAAAAAGAGTCAAAGGTTACCGCAAGAATTGCAGATTTAAGTATTGACGGATTTTATGAATATCTTGATCAATTAGCAAGAGTAAATCCAGGTATGCTACATCATGTATATGAATGGGGTAGAGTTGGAGATCCAAACTCTAGACTTTTTGAATTAAAAAAGGCTTTATCAAGTAAGAATGCAGTTATATCTTCAGAATTTTTGCAGTCAGAGGTTCCGTCAAATTCATCTAATGAGCCATTTTATAATAAAGCAGAAGTAATGGAAGAGGGATTACCAATTATAATTCAAGAGGTAAGGGCGCAAGCACTATTTTTTGAAATTGATGGAGAAGAATATTTTAGAGCAGGACCAATAGTTATTCAAAATCCTGGTGGACCAGATGTGCGAGGATCTTTTGTTGAGCAGTTTGAAGAATTTTATAATACATATTTAGAAGATGTATATCTTAGGGCAATTAGATTTTATCAATACTTTATGGATGCAAAAGAGTATGAGCAAAACTTTAATGTTGCAATGAACTCAAATAATGCAAAAAGTATGGGAAGGGCTAGCGCACTTTCATGGATAGAAAATATGCCAATGGGGAATGTATATGAGTGATTATCCTGAAGTAGCAATAAACAAATATGTATGGGAACAGTTTAAGGTGGCAAAACCATCAATTTATTCTCAATATGGCTCAATAGTTCCATTTTTTCCAGTTACAGATGTAAAAGCTGGAGATACAGCATGGGGTACAAAACCATATGTAATATATGACTCATTTATTCGTGCAAGATCAACTAATAGATATTTTTATCCAGTTAAATGTGCTCAACTTATGTATTCAATAAAAGGATCATTATCTGAAATATATGAGTGGAGAGATTTCATATCAAACGTACTTGATAGAGAAGATGATGCTGCACATGATATTAACGAGTTTGCCGGAACTATTGATAATACTAAATATTTTTTTCATTGTATTAATGTATCTCAGTTAAAATATGTAGGAACAACTACAAAAGAAGCAAGTATAGATAAGAGATACTCAACAGAGCTTATTATTCGTTATGACTATCACATAACAAATATTTATAATAATTCCTAAAATATACATATATAATTATAGCGAGGAAACACCCCACGCCAAATAAAAAATATTTTATAAAGAGGTGAAAGAAATGGCATTACCAAGAACAGGTTTAGGTGAAGCAAAGAATATTATTGTTGGTGCAGCTAGAGTATTTATTGCTTCTGGACCACTAGAATACTATTCTGGAACAAGTTCATCAGCAGAATATCGTTTCTCTGGTGGTGTAGCTAGCGGAGTTCCAGCTTTTTCAGCCAGTGCAAAATATGCTGACACAATGACAGCTGCTTCTGCCACATGGACAAATGTTGGATATACAAATAATGGTTTGGAAATTCAATTCCAGCCAGACTTTGGTGAAGTTCAGGTAGATCAGCTACTTGACGTTGCACGCATGTTCAAGCAGGGAATGAAGGTAAATCTAGTTACTTCATTTGCTGAAGCAACTCTAGAGAATCTTCTTATTGCTACAGCAGGAAGCTCAGATGACTTCTCTGATGGAGCACAAAGAGATGCTCTTAATCTACAGTCAGGTAATCTAGGGCAGGTTCCATTAGAACGTGCTCTTATTGCAGTAGGACCAGGAACTGGAGATCCATTAGCAACTCAAGCAGCAGCAATCGAACGTGTATATTTAGCACTTCGCGTACTTTCAATTGAAAGTGTGAACGTTACTGCAAAGCGTGACGCAGCTTCTATGTTCGATGTAACATTCCGTTTGATGCCAGCATCAAATGGCTCATATGGTAAGATCGTTGATCGTGTAGTAGCATACTCAGGCGCAGTCTGATACACATTAATAGTAGTTTGGCCCACCTTAATCGGTGGGCCAAATTATTTTGTATATGTTATAATTTATATATAATCTAGGAGGATTAAATGGCAACATCTGTCTACGAAATTGTAGAAGTAGAGCTAATGGATGGATCAACAATCAGTATGCGTCCATTAAAAATTTCACTTCTTCGTGAATTTATGAAAGAATTTCAGAAGATTGGTGATGAGAAGATTTCTGAAGATAATATAAAGTCTATGGACCTTCTTCTTGCATGTGCAACAATAGCAATGAAGCAGTATAATCCAGATATTGCAACAAAAGAGCAAATGGAAGATATTGTTGACTTGCCAACAGTTTATAAAATTATTGAAATAGCGGCAGGAATAAAACTAAATGACCCAAACGCTCTAGCGGCGGCTCTAGCTGGAACGAACTAGATCTAGTCGCCCTAGAATCACAGGTATTCCTTCTAGGACACTGGAAGGATTATCAGGAACTGGAGGATAATCTTTCAATGCCGGAATTGGTAGCAGTGCTTGAGGCAAAGCATAAAGAAGATTATGAAAATAAAAAATTTTTTGCTGCGCTCAAGGGTATTGACATAGATAAACAATCAGGTTCAAATCAAGATCCATGGGAGGCAATGAAAGCTAGAGTGATGAGTCGTGGAACTACATCTGATCCAAACGATGTTGTTTCATTACAAGGATACTCTGCACAACGTGCTGGATTTGGTATTGGAAATGGCCTAGATTACGAGGTAATTAGCTAATGGCAACTACTAGAGCTATTATTGATGTATCTATTAATACCAGTGATGCTGCTCAACAATTAAGAAACCTTCAGAATCAAATAAATTCATTTAATGCTGCCCTAAATAAGAACAATTTAGTTCATGCCCAAGCATCAAAGCAATTTGCAGATACCCTTATAGCTGCTACAAATGCTAGTCAAGCATTTACAGCAGAGCAAGTCCGTATGGAAACATCTGCAAGAAGACTAGATCAGACACTAGTAAAGGGCAAAGGAACAATAGGCCAATACTTTAATGCTGTATTTAGAAAAGATAGTTCTGAAGCAGCATCAGTATTGTCTCTTGCAAATGCAAGAGTTCAAGCAATGCAGACTCAGTTTATTCAGGCAACTGGAGCTGCCAATGGATTTAGAGATGCAATTGCTATACGGCCAATGGCAGCATTTAATGATCAATCAGCAGTAGCAAATGAAAGACTTGCAATTCACAGAGCTATGTTGCGTCAAGCAACAACCTCAATGATTAACTTCGGTAAGAATACTCAATGGGCTGGTCGTCAGCTTATGGTTGGTTTTACAGTTCCATTAGCAATTTTTGGTTCAACAGCAGGAAAAACATTTCAAGAAATTGAACAGGCTGCTGTAAGATTTAAAAAGGTATATGGAGATGCATTTACAACTCCAGAAGAAATAAATCAAAATATGGAAGCTATAAAAGGTCTTGCAGCAGAATTTACAAAATATGGAATAGCAGTAAAAGATACAATTGGCTTAGCAGCAGATGCAGCAGCAGCAGGAGCACAAAATGCAGCATTGATATCTGCAACTACTGAAGCAACAAGGCTTGCAACTCTTGGTCAAATGGATCAACAAGAGGCTTTGACTGCAACAATTGCACTACAAAATGCATTTAAACTATCTGGTGAAGGATTAACAAAATCAATTAATTTCTTGAATATGGTTGAAAACCAAACTGTTGTTACTTTACAAGATCTTGCAGATGCAATTCCAAGAGTTGCCCCAGTTATTGTAGGTCTTGGTGGAAATGTAGAAGAACTTGCAGCATTCATGGCTGCTATGCAAGAAGGAGGTGTTTCTGCTGCTCAGGGAGCAAATGCTTTAAAATCAGGTCTTGGATCGCTTATTAACCCAACTAAAAAGGCAAGTGATGAACTTGCAAAAATGGGTATAAATATTAATGGAATAGTTCAATCAAATCGTGGAGACTTGATGGGAACTGTAAAAAGTTTTGCTCAAGCCTTATCTGGTTTAGATCAGTTTACTAGACAGCAAGCTTTAGAAGAGCTATTTGGAAAATATCAGTATGCAAGACTTGGAGCATTATTTGATAATATTATTAAAGATGGAACTCAAGCTTCAAGGGTATTGCAAATCGCTGGTCTATCTGCTGAACAAATGGCTAATTCTGCTCAAAGAGAATTAAGTATTATTTCTGAGGCAACATCAACAAAGTATACTGCTGCAATAGAAAAATTTAAACTATCAATTGCTCCTCTAGGAGAATTGTTTATGAAGGTTTCTACTCCAGTTATAAACTTCTTTACAAAATTATTTGAAATGTTTAATAATCTACCAGACGGGGTAAAAAGCTTTGCTGCACTCGCAACAATTATAACTGGTGTTGTTATCCCTGCTGGAACTATGTTCCTTGGTCTTTTAATGAACTTAATAGGAACATTAGCAAAATTTGGTCACATTATAGGTGTTGCAGTTAAGGGTTTTGGCGCTGGAGGTCTTGGTGGAGCTATAAGTGCAGTATCTCAGTCACTAAGATATATGGGTATTCAAGAAATTGAGGCTGCTACAGCAGCTCAACAACTTGGTTCATCAACAGAACTTGCTAATACTGCATTATTAAATCAAGTAACTGCTGCTGGTGATGCAAAATTAGCAATTAAAAGATTAACAGATGCATATGATATTTTAATTCAAAAACAGATGCAAACTGCTCAAATGAGCAACGTAGTCTTTGGTCCATCAGCAAATGCTGCAACTAATGCGGCAAATAATCCACCAGTAAGACTAAGAAGAGTTCAAAGAAGAAATTCTGGTGGTTCAATATTTACCTTAAATGATGGAAATACTGTTCCAGGATTTGGAAATACAGATACTGTTCCTGCCATGTTAACGCCAGGAGAGTTTGTCGTAAATAAGCAGGCTGCTCAAGAAAACTTACCACTACTTTATGCAATTAACAATGGATCAAGAGTTGGTAAATTTAATAAGGGTGGAAGAATTCCTGGTGTTCAATACTTTGGAGTACAGGGAGGAAGACTTGGTGGTGGAGCTGTATCAGATCTTGCACAATTACTTGCTGAAAATGAAAGAGTAGCAGCAAGAATTGGTGCATTTATGCCATCACAAGCAGAAAGAGTATCGTCTGGAAGAGTATTTCAGTATTTATCAGAAGTTAATGATCCAAAGGTATTAAAGGCAATTCAAGATAGAATGGCTGGCTATTTTGGAACACCAGTTCTTCAGTCATATTCAACAAATGTAGGACTTGCATCAGGCAAAAAGGGTGCAGATATTAATAGAGACTTAAAGTTTGGCAGAGCATCTATACAAGATTTGGAAGAACTAACAAGACTTGTTGACTTCTATCAGTCAACATTTAATGAAGTTCCTGCTGCAAGATTAGCGCTTGCTAATCTAGGACTTACTCCATTCCAGGCTTCTGAAATGATGGCAAAGTCTCTTCCAAAGAGACTATCAAGTTTAAGATCAAAAATGATAATTGGTGATCCAGCACTATATGCTGAAACTCGTAGCGCATATAAAGATGCTGGATTAGAAACAGTATTTGATGCATTAATGAGAGAGCGTGGGGCAATAAGATATGCTCTTCCACAAGATGTTTCATCATCAATGAGATCTGGAAGTGGATCAATTCATGGAACAGCCCTTGGAGCGGTATTTGGACATGGAAATGTATCTACAGAAAGAGATAGTGGTGGAAGATTAGTTTATATATTAAAGGGTTCTGCTTTAGGATACCCATCAGATATTGGAATTCGTCCAGGTATTACAGAAGATTTCCCAGCACTTGGATTTAGCTATCAAAATATTGCTAAGAGTACAAAGGGTATGACAAGAATACATCTTGGAGAACCACAAGGATTTAATAGTGGTGGAATGATACCAGGAGTTCAATATGCAAATGTTGGGGCAATAATAGAATCTCTTAGAAACTCAAGATTAGTTATTAGTGGATTAAAAGCATTTACTGGTAAGGGAAATAGAACTTCAGCAAGAAATTTCACAGGTGTTGGTGGAGATCTTTATAGCAGATTTTCAAGACCATTTAAAGGCAAAAGACAAGGAGAAAAACTAGAAGATTATGTAAGAAGGAGAAAATCAGTTCAGCAAGGCAGTGGATTTAGAGATGCTCTTAAAGCAGGGTATATAACACCAGAAGAATATGAGTTATACGCTGATAGATATACTTCTCATGGCATTTCTCCAGAAGATGAAGCTTTTAAGGAAGTAGTCGGAAGGCAGCTTACCATTCAATCAAGGGGAACTTATGATGGTTCATATCCAGTTGTTGGTTGGACAACTCCAATATCTAAAAGAAGTACCCAAGCATTGGCCCTTCCAGGTACATTAGTTTCAGTTCCAGGTAAATTTAATACTGAACTAACAAAAGGACGAGGAACTGCTGATTCACTTGGAGAATTAAATGCATCACATATGTTAAGTTTAATGAATTTTTTAATGGAAAGAAATGTTCCACCAGGGCTAGCAAGAGATATATTAAGTCACGCCGCAGGGCGATTAAAAGAATTAGTAAAAAGATTTGATGGTCGAATTACAGAAGATGTATGGTTACAGTCAATAATTAATGCAGAAGAATATGCAATAACTAGATTTGGACCAGAATTAACTTCTATAGGTATTAAAAGAAATAAAGGTGGAATAATTCCAGGAATTCAGTATTTTAGTAATGCTGGAATGGTTAAAGATCTTCTTAAGGAATTTAGTTCTGAAACACTTCCAAGCGGATTAAAAGTATTAAGAAATAAATCTGGAAATGCTGGTGGAGTTGGTCTTCAAATTGGTAAATACCAGCCATTCCATATTGGTCATCAAGGTTTATTAGCCCAAGGTCTTTCAACAGCAAAAGAAAGAGAACTTGATTTTATTCTTGCAGCTAGTGGCGCACATGGAAGGCAGCCACAACACGCTCTTGATCCAATGCTTAAGCGTCAACTTATACAGCAGGCAACTGGTGTAGATCCAAATATGATAGATCCATCTGGCGGAATGTCAAGACTTTTTGAGGCAATTCATGCAGCTGGATATAAAGATGTTATGGAGGCTGTTGGAGAAGACAGGGCTGGAAATTATATAGGATTCATAAAGTCACTAGGAATGAATCCATCTACAATGAGTATGACAAGAGATGAGGTATCTGGAACTGTATTGCGTCAACTTGCTATGGATGGAGATTACGAACAGTTTGCATCATTAATTCCATCAACAGTTAGCGAATCAATAATAAGAGATGCATATGATGCAATTAGATCTTATACACCATTTTTAAAGCGTGGGGAAAAGCAGCAATGGCCATTCCAAGGTTTTAATACTGGTGGTTTAATTCCAGGAATTCAAAAATTTATTAGCGGTGGACAAATAAAAAGATTAATGGGGTCACTAAATCCTGGTCAACTAGAAAGATATTTAATTGAAAATAATCTATTTGACGATATAACTCCAGATCAACTTAGTTTAATTAGAAATTTTGATGGTAAGCCAGTAGCTAGAACTCAGTCAGTACCACAAAGATCAAAAATTCCAAATATAGATGAATTATTTAAATCAGGTGCAACATTTGATCAAATTGAAAAAATATTTTCTCTAAATCCACAGAAAACATCATCAGTTGCTGGAATGACAACAAGAGAGCAACTTGAAAAGTGGATAAAGCCACAAATGAGAATTGCAGATCTTCAAACAATGTATTCAAATAATCCAATGGATGATGAAACAAGAAGATGGTTCTTAACAGAAGTTATAGCTAGAAGATTTGCAGAGGCTGGATTTAATAAAGGCGGCATGATTCCAGGCGTTCAATACTTTGGCATACCAGGAGCAGCGGG